TACACCAACGACCAAAGACAAAATTGTTATTAGTTCGATTGTTTATAAAATTATTCAGATTGATACAGATATGGCTGAGAATACTGATGTTAAATATATTTTTTATTTAAGAGCATAATGGCAAGAGAAATAAGGTTGTCTGGTATTGGTGAACACTTTGAAGGCAAAGTAATTCGTACTGTTAAAAAAGCAACTTTGTTATGGGAGGAAAGAGTAAAAAAAGCAACACCAGTGGATACTGGTAACCTAAAAGGTTCTTGGCAAAATGATATACAACCATTTGTTGGGGAAGTATTTACAGATGTAGAATATGCTGAACCAGTTGCTTATGGTACAAGCTTGCCGCCAAGTTGGGGTGGTAGATATAGAACAAGACCTGAAACAAATACAATAAAAGGTTACCCAGAATTAATTGCCAAACAACTTGAAGGTTTTATTGAAGATGAATTTAGGAGGGAATGATGGCAGCAGTAAATTTAAATACAATTAGAAAGACCATTGAACAGCGTTTACAGACAGAGTTAAATGAAGCACCAATAATACCGATTGTTTTTAACAATATGCCTTTTGAGTCAATCACTGAAGATACCTTTGTACAATGTCAAACTAGCTTTGGTTCCGGTAGATATTTAGGAAACGGAATAAACAGTGTTGTCGGTTTAGTTGTTTTAAATGTATTTACACAAGAAGGCGTTGGTATAGGAGCAAACTATACTATTTGTAAAAGGTTGCGCGACCTTTATAATAGGCAAACAGTTTCTGATGTTATTTTTGATTCGCCTATTGGTCCTGAAGTTTTAACATCTTCACCAGAGGGTAAAATGCAAACACAATTAAGAATTACATTTGAAATATTTGAGGAACTTTAATTATGGCAAAGCTTGAAATCACAGAAGAAATGCTAGATGCAATAGAAGCAGTAAAAGGCAGAAGGGAGGCTGCATATTGGGATCCTGAGTGTAGAAGATATTATGAGGCACAACAAAATTCAAAAAAAGATGTAAAAAAACCTAAAAAGAGGTAACATATATTTAAATCTTTCTTTTTATTGGTATGGCAACAGCTATTAGAGGTGATGTTGGTAAGGTTATGTTTCATAATGCAGCTGGTACAGAAGCTGATGTTGGAGCAACAAGGGCTTGGTCTTTATCTATTACCAAAGATACACTTGAAACAACAAAACAAGGCGACACATCTAAAACTTTTATAGGTGGTTTAATTTCCGGTGAGGGTTCTGTTGAACTTCTTTACAATCCAAATGAAACTGGAACTGCATATACAACTTTTATTGATGATGTTCTAATTACTGGCGATACAGCAGATGCTTTATTTGAATTATTCCCCGACTCAAGTACAGCAGCAAAAAAAATTAGCTTTTCTGGAATTATTACTGGTGCAGAATATGGCGCAACTATGGGTGAAACACAAGTTATCAATGTTTCGTTTATTACATCAGGTGCCATAACTTCAGCTATATAGTACATTAGGGTAACAAGATAAAACTTTATGCCAACAAAAAGAAACGTCGACCTTATTACTGAAGCCTTTGGTGAAGTAATGAGTCAAAGAAGAAAGTATGAACTAAAAAAGCCAAATGGCGAACTGTTAAAAGAATTATATTTTCCACCACTAACCAGACATGACAGAATACAAGCACAAGCTGCTGCTGGAACAGATGAAGCTTTGGCAATCTCAACAAGACTACTTTGCCAACTTGCAGAAAATGAAGATGGGTCAAAAGCATTTTCATCAGCAGATTCAGAAGATTTAAAAAGATTTTTACCAGAATCTGTTTTGAATGAATTGGAATTGTTTATGATGAATATAAACGTAGATGTTAATACAGCAAAAAACGGATAAGGCGAGATACCTCTTTATATTTTGAGTTTTTTCTCGCAGAAGAGTTAGGTAAAACAATAAAAGAATTAAGAGAAAATATGACAGAAGAGGAATTAATATATTGGTCTGCATATTATGAAATTAAGAATGACAGACATAAACAAGAAATGAATCGTCAAAGTAATAAAACAAGGTAATATATAATAAAGGTTATTTGTATCTGTGGCACAATCAACAGTTAGATTAATAGTTGATGCGCAAAATGCGATTGCACCTTTAAAACGTGTTAATGATGCAACCAAAAATCTAAACAAAAATACAAATCAATTAAAAAATAAACTAAACGAAGGTAAACGATCTTTTGATAGATTTGGCAATAGTGCAAACAAATCATCTAGAGCTGTAAATAATTTACTTGGTACTATTAGAAAACTTGCTGCAGCTTTTGCTATTTTCCAAGTTGGAAAGTTTGTAATTTTTCAAACAGCAGAGTTAGAAAGGCAAAGAAAGTCTTTAGAGGTATTAACTGGTAGTGTCGCAAAAACAAATGTTATTATTGCTGAATTAAAAGCTTTTGGTGCTGTAACACCTTTTAAAGCATCTGAATTAATAGAAACTACAAAAAGACTAAAAGCATTTGGTTTTGAAACAAATAAGTTGGTTGATACGACAAAAAGAATAGCAGATGTTGCTGGTGCTACTGGTGCAGATTTAGATGGTATTGCAACAGCCTTTGGTCAGATACAAGCAAAGGGCAAATTACAACAAGAGGAAAATTTACAATTATTAGAAAGAGGAGTTGATATAACAACAGAACTTAAAAACATAACAGGATTACAAGGAGATGCATTTGCTGATGCAATGAGAAAAGGAAAAATTGGTGCTGATCTTGTTAACCAAGCATTAATAAATCTTACAAATGAAGGTGGTGCCTTCTTTGGTGGTGCTTCTGCGCAAAGTGAAACTTTAGCTGGAAAATTTAGTACGTTAGTTGATGGTGTAGAAACATTAGCACAACAGATTGGTGAAAAATTAGAACCAGCATTAAAAGGTGCTTTGGATATTGCTATTGATCTTGTAAACAGTATTAACCAAGCAATCGCAGCTGGAGGTATTACTGATACAGATAAAAGAGCATTTCAAAAACAAGCACAAGGTATTGTTCGTGACCAAGCAGGGTTCATGCCGGGTGGTGCTTTTGGTATGGGCGAAGTGTCTATTGATTTCCAAGGACAAACATTTACAGGTCAACCAGCACAAGTACAATCACAAATAACAAATGCTCTTATAAATGCAGAGGTTGCAAAAAGATTGCAACAACAACTTGAGGTTCAAAGACAACTAGAAAAATCTACAAAAGTAGTTACAGAAAATAATAAGGAGAATAAAGTTGCTGTAGAAAATACTGCCTTTTCTTTTACAGAAGGTTTAGTGCCTAGCACAGGATTTTTTAACGAAAATTTAGATATGAGTAAAGCCTTTTTAAATGACATTAATTTAGGTACTATCAAAATTTCTGATTCCTTCAAGATAGTAAAAACTGATGCTGAGTTATTAAAAGAAAAGTTTGCAGAAATAGGCCATACCATTGGAAGTCAAATATCAGACGCTTTAGTTGGTGCAATAAATGGTACAAAGTCATTAGGTGAAGCAGCCAAAAATATTCTTAATGATTTGGCAAATTCTTTACTTAGAATGGGCATCAATACATTGTTAAAAAGTACTGGTTTAGGAATATTTAGTAATTTAGTAGGTTTTGCAAACGGTGGTAGACCGCCTGTCGGTAGGCCATCAATCGTGGGTGAAAGAGGACCAGAATTGTTTGTACCTTCAACTGCAGGCACAATAATTCCTAATAGTGAAATGGCTGGTACCACAAATAATATTGTTGTAAATGTAGATGCCTCTGGTTCAAATGTAGAAGGTAATGAAAATGCTGGAAAAGAGTTAGGCCGACTTATTGCTGCTGCAGTACAATCTGAATTAATACAGCAAAAAAGACCCGGAGGAATATTAGCATAATGGCAACTTTTCCTGACATCACACCTTCTTACGGTACATCAAAAAAAAATAAACCTAATACAAGAACAGTTAAATTTGCAGATGGTTACGAACATAGAATTTTTTTAGGACTTGATGCACACCAAAATCCAAAAGAATTTAGTTTTACTTGGAATGTGTCAGAGACAGATGCAGATACTATTGAAACATTTTTAGATGCAAGAGCCTTAGACAGAGAATCATTTACATACACACCAACTGGTGAATCTACAGCAATGCAATTTGTATGTGAAAGTTGGAACAAAACAATTCCATATAATAATCGTGCAACAATAAAAGCTACCTTTAGGGAAGTATTTGAACCAAGTTAATGTCAGTCAACTCAGCAGTATTTAGTAATTTACAATCAATAAATCCTTCTGCGATTATTGAATTATTTACATTGCAATTATCAACAGCATTGCATGGTGCCAATACTGTTTATAGATTCCATGCTGGTAGTAATTTAGATGCCAATGGAAAAATTGTTTGGGCTGGCAATGAATATCTAAGGTTTCCAATACAAGCAGATGGTTTTGCATACCAAAAAGGACAGATACCAAGACCAATGATAAGAATTAGCAATGCAACTGGGCTAATCTCAGCAATTCTTTTATCCGTAAATGAGACAACAGCGGGTAATGATTTAACAGGTGCTACTGTTACAAGAATAAGAACCCTTGCAAAGTTTTTAGATGCAGTAAATTTTGCAGATGGCACTAATGCAACTGCGGATTCAAGTGTAGAGTTTCCGCAAGAAATATATGCCATTGATAGAAAAGCAAGTGAAAATAGAGAATTAGTTGAATTTGAATTAGCTGCGCCAACCGATTTAGCTGGTGTTCATATACCAAAAAGACAATGCACACGAAGTATTTTTCCTTCTATTGGAACATTTAACTAAGTGGAAACAAGATGCGTTAACACACGCAAAGATCCAAGACCCAAAAGAGTCTGTTGGTTTATTAATAAATAAAAAAGGTAAAAAAATTTATATACCATGTAAAAATGAATCTTCTGATTTTGATAGTTTTATCCTTAATCCAAAAGAATATTTAAATGCTGAAAAACAAGGAGATCT